GTCAAGACAGCACCCAACAATGCTGGCGAAGACTTACCACCAGCGTTCTAAGGAAAGGATAATTATGATACCTAGTGCATTTAGAGGTACACTTGTACCCGCATATGTAAAGAGTAAGACACAATTAGTTGCTTGGGCATTAGAAGAGTTCATGGACTCTGACCCTATAACTAATTGGGAGTTTGTAAGAGAGTTATACTGTCATAGATTTGGTGGAATACTCTTTAACCTACGTCAAGAAGGTTATGAAATTACAACACTTAAAACAAAAACAAAGGGCTTAGTCAGTTACTACTGCACTAAAGTACCTACAAGAACTACCATTAGCTAATGATAGAATTGTTAATCGGGTGTTTGTTTCCCATAATGCTAACACCTGATAGCTTAACTGAGTATCGTGAGTGCCAAGAAACAAAGTATATGGTGTACAGTGTGGAAGAATGGTTACCCACGATACAAAGTTATTTTAAAGAGAAAGACATCCTGCGTGCTTTAGGGATTATACATTGCGAAAGTAGTGGTAGACCTACAGTGATAGGGAATAACTCTAACGGGACAAAGGATGTTGGACTCTGGCAATTTAATGACAAGACTTGGACTTGGTTAAAATCAAAGCTTGGTATAATAGGAGAACGAACAAACCCAGAAGTTGCTACAAGATACGCAGCTTGGCTAGTCTACAATGACGGCTGGCATCACTGGAATAGTAGTAAACATTGTTGGAAAGGAACTGATAATGAAATGTTGTGGAGCAATACTGACAGTATGCAAAGTTAATTACGTTGCTTACTGCGATTACTGCCAAAAGAATTATGGTGACGTAGATGACTTGGCGTAATACACATAAAGAATTTCGTAGACAAATAAATAATATATTAAATCTTACTTGTGACTTGTGTGGCGTAAGTTATACAACCACATTTGATTTAGTATCTTATTGTAATAAATGTATTGAAAGATTGGAAGTAGAAATGAATGATATAGATGAGTGACAAACAAAAAATAGATTTAGAAAAAATAAATATCTTTAACCATCCACGTTTTATGAAAGTGTGGGCGCAGAGATTTAGTAAGGCATGTGGTAGTGATACGTTTAACGTAGCACCAGACACAATAGCATTAAGATACTTGATGGAAAAATTTGTAGTAGATTACAATCATCACCTTACACAACTAGAGGAGGAATAATGAATAACTTTAAAAAGTTTTCATCTAAAGAAGCAAGACAAGATGTAATAGACATGTCAGCTAAAGAAAAGTTTAGGGCTTGGACAAAGCTTAAGGAAAGTTTAGCAGCACAAGCAACAGAGTTCGGTGGCAGAAGGTTGCTAGGTGTAACAGATAAAGGTAATGCCATATGGGCGCAGTACCACATAGATAAAGAAACACTTGACATGAAGGTATCTTTAACGCACGACATAGAGACTATACGTAAGTCTAAGCTATGCCCTAGGAGAGTAACCCTGGCAAGAGGTGAGAACCTTGCAGACTTAGACCATGCTATGAGACCTAAAACAGCTAAAGATTTAGGAGAAGTTACATTAAATACATTACGTTATATAGATAAACTATTCAGTATGGCTGATGCAAACATAGGAAAAGTAAAAGGTAAATGTAGTACACAACTCTTTATGATGATAAGTAATACAATATACGAGGGTTCATCAGAGGTAGACAAGTTTAGATGGCAAGATGTAATGAAGACATGGGACCTACCTTCTGGTAAGTACTTTACTGTATATGGATAACGCACCTACTTACAGACCGTTACCTAAATATCTTACAATACAACCGAGTAAGATAGAAGGATTAGGTCTGTTTACTATCAGGGCTATCCGTGATTTAGAAACAAGTATAGGTGTGACGCATGTCTTTATGGATGACAAGGGACAAGTAATACGTACACCATTAGGCGGGTTTATTAACCATAGTGACAACCCTAACTGCGAAGTTAAACGTATGCATGGCACATATGTCAATCACTTATTTCCATTAAGACCTATTAAAGCTAACGAAGAAATTACACTTAAATACAGTATGTATAGTATTGATGGATAACTTATCAGATATGAGGGAAGCTGCTCTAGAAAGGGCAGGAGGACGCTGTGAGTGGGCTAATTGTAACGATAACAAATGGTTAGAGCTAGCACATATACATGGTATAGGAATGGGCGGTAACAAGAAACGTAAATTCAGTATGGATAATGTAGCTATCTTATGTAAATGGCATCACGATGTATACGATGGACGACAACAGAAGGGTTCCTCAGTTGCTTATAGAGATTTATTACAGGGTTTTTTAAAAAGAAAGTATGTGGACTAAACTACGGACGTCACTTGTCAAAGTAAAGTTTCTTTAATCCAGTGTTATATTTCTTAGCTAATTTATATTGAGCGTTACTTGTTTTAACTTTACGTTGTTGATATTGTTTAGCATCTTTAGTAGGAAATCCTGCTTCACTACCGAATGAACCTATAAGTTTACCCATTTGTTTAGCATCATCGTATGCATTACTGCTTTTTTTAATAGCTTTATCTCTAAGAGCAGTATGTTGTTTCATACGTTTGTTTAATTCATTACGTCCAAGACCTTTGTGTCCTGCACCAACACCATAACTTTTATCCATTTAATTTACTACCGATATTATCACGGTTTCTATCTTGCCATACAGGTAGTGATGTTTCTTTATATCTCCTTTTTGGAGAGGAGGACTTACTTGGCAAATTTTTACGTCTTTTAGGCTTAGACAATCCAAATAAACCACCACTAGCTGTATCTAAAGCATGTAGTTCACCTTTAGCAGCCATTTCTCTTCTATAATCTTTGTAATCTTTCATACCTAGATTACCTTTACCTTTTTTAATACCCATTATTTACTAACTGTTATTTGTTTCTTAGCATATGTTTTAATAACTGCAAGTGCAGCACCACCACCAGCTAACGCAGCTAACTGAAGTACTTCAGCATCTACACCAACTAGAGGAGCAACTGTTAACGCACCTATGAACGCTTCAACGAAGGTCCAGCTAGTTCTTTCTATCATATCTTTTAATTCATTACTCATCTTATAACTCCATGCATCATTCCAAGGAGTCCACCACACGTTTTTCTGAAACGTCCCATCAGATTTTCTTTTTCTTTTGCCTTGTGCAAACATTATTTATCTAGCTTATCTGATTGACCTGCGATGTATGCAGACAATCCACTTACTAATAACGTAGTAGCTAGCTTACCTTTACCTTTACCTTTGCCCTTAATCTTATCTAACTTAGCTTGACGCTGTGCATTCTTTAATGCTCTAGCTGAATCAAGCCCTGCGTCTTTAGCTTTATTGTATTCATTAACTATGCTAGGTTTTCTACCACTAGATACTTGTCTAGGATTATCAGGTGTAGTTTTATTAACTATGTTACCTGATACTGTAGTACCTTTATTAAAGGTACGTCTACCACTAGGTGGTTGTTTAAGTAACAAAGGTTCACCTGTTTTATTGTTTACTAAGGACGAAGTTCTTCCTGCTTTTTCTGCAGCAATATCTTCTTTGACACTATCTAATGAAGTTTCTCCTAGTATACCTTTTTTGTCTGCGCTACTTGGATTCATTTCTTTCATTGGGTCAAAGTCATAAGGAACAGTTCTATTAGTTACATTTTGATTAGGACCTTTTTCAGGTATCGGAGGTCCATACTGTTCTATCTTTGCACCTTTACGTAATTCTGTTTCTATATTACCTTGTGATAAAGAACTAGGTGCTGGTGAGTATTCAACATTAGGATTTTTTTTGTTACCACCTATTAATTTTTGTGAGATTAATCTACTTTCTATACCTGTATCTATAATTGATTGTGCATTTTTAATACCAGGACCTTTACCTTTACTTGTAGTAGGCAATGGTTTAGTATCTTCTATTGTTAATTCTAAATCTCCTGCAGAAATTTTTGGTGAAGCTTCTTGAACTCTTTGACGTAAAGCTCTAGTCTCATAGCTATCTCCCATAGTAGATTTCTTTTTTTTAGTAGATTCATAAGCTTTAGTTAACTCACCTTGTAACTCTTTTATTCTATTAGTAGCTTTCATTTCTGCTACTGGGTCAAGACCTTGTGCTTTTTCTAGTGCATCTATTTCAAAATCTAATGCATCTTCAATAGCTTTTTCTACATCAATATCAGCAGATAACATTTGTCTTTGCTGACCTTCAAATGGTACAGCATCTCCACTACCTACATCACCATAAGGTGTTGGGTTTGACAATGGACCACCTGCAGTAGAGCCACCTTTTTTAGCATCTTCTGCTTGTAAAATTTCTTGTGTATGCATATCTCCACCTATAAAATCATCTTTAACTTTAGGTTTTAATGGGTCATTAGATGGCGAGTATTCTCCACCCTCAGTGTAATCACTTGCATCAAAGTTTCCTAGTTTATTTCCACCTGATTTAAATGGTTGTGTTGGTCTTGCCATTACTCTATCCTTTTGCCATCTAGTTTAGCAGACAATACTTGAATTTCTCCACTTATCTCTGATAATTTGTCCATTACTGAGCCTGCTAGTATTACATCATCAGTAGATTTATTAGATATTTTCTTAACATCTCCATCATAATCTATATATTCTACTTCAACATCTATACCCGCCTCTATTGCTGACACTACACGCGGATATACAAACTTATATGCATCAACACTGCTGCCAATAAACCCATCTTTAGCTATACGATTGTTAGTTTGTGTGTTACCCATGATAAGACAGCCAGCTGTATGCTCATCTGTGTTACCTGTATGCCATAGTATGTACTCAAATCCTGGTACATCTTGTACATGTATCATACCTTTGTGGAAGTTACCATACTTACTAGCATATTTATTATGAAATCCACCCTCAGTTCTTAACTTTAACTTGTACGTACCAGCAGGGATACGAGTTTCCCCCCAGACTTTAACATCTCTTTGTTCGTCTTCTAGTGTGTATGCTAGAAATGTTCGTTTGTTTTGGCTAACTTCAAACAACAATCCTGATGTTGAGTCTTTACCGCTGCTGGTTCTTAGTACTTCATACTTCATTATTCATAGGCTCCCATACTGCACACCATCCATATGGTGCTACTTCTTTGTAAAATTTAAGACAATAATTATTAGAGTAATGCATACAATTATCGCAGTACTCTCCAGGTTTAGGGCTATTGACAACGTATGCTCCAGGTAATGCCATTACTTTTTAATCTTTTTAATTTTGCCATTTTTAGTTCTAGCAAACTTATGTGTTTTAGTTTCTCTAATGAGAGTACCAGTATAATACTTATCTCCCCACTTCCACTTAACTGTTTTAGCCATTACCACTTAACTTTATCTGCGCAATAAGCAGCTGACATTTTACCTTTTTTAATGTTTTTCGCATGTCTAGCTTTAAAAGATTTACGTCTTGCTGCAGATTTAGCATCTTTTTTTTTGCCTGCACCTGACACACCTTGTTGTCCAAATCTAATTAACTTAATCTTGTCGCCTTCTTTAGCTAATACTGCATGTGATTTACTAGCTTTAGGTGTACGTTTAGGTTTATTTACACCAGATAATCCATGTTTTTTAAGCATTGCTGCTTTTCTAGCTGCATGTGCCATGTTACTTTCTCCATCCTAAAGTTATTAACCATATAACCAATGTAATTATAGTAGCTAATCCTGTCACTTGCTGTGCAGAACCTGTCAATGTAAGAGTAGCAATCACTAAACCAACAAGAGTCCAGCTAAGGTTAAGTGTTTCCTTAATTGCATCTATTACCCAGTTACCTAGTTTTTTAAACATTGCCTCTCCTAAATATGAAAGCAGCCATAGTAGCTATTCTAGTCAAGATTACGGGAACTACAACTTCTTGAGCTTTTTCCTTCTGGTCAGTAGTCATGTCGTCACCTATGTCATTAAAGTTTATTTCTTGTATGTCAATATCTATAAAGGTTTGTATTGGGTTTTCTATAAAAGTTTCAAACT